GTCGTGTCTGCGCTTGTCACGGCAGCCGAGACGTACGGATGGTTCGTGGTGCTGGACACGGCTGCCGGTCTGACCGCATCTGCTGCCAAGACGTACGGAGAGGGCTTGGACAAGACCTCCCATGCGGCTGTCTACTACCCGCACCTGTGGGTGACTGACCCGGCTGGACGATCCAGTGGGTCGATCAAGCTGGTCCCGCCTTCCGGTTCAGTGGTCGGTGCGTTCCTCTACACCGACACTTCTACCGGCGTCTTCAAGGCCCCGGCTGGTGTTGGCACCGGGATGCGCGGTGTGGTGGCAACGGAGAGCGTGCTGACGAACGCTGAGCTGGACGACCTGAACAACGACGTTGCCCCGGTGAACGTGGTGCGTATGGTCCCCGGTACCGGAGCCTGCATCATGGGTGCCCGAACTCTGGACCAGTCGGCTTCTACGAGGTACGTCAATGTCCGAAGGACGCTGCTGTTCCTGACTCGCGAACTGCAGGACCGACTCCAGTTCGCGCTGTTCGAGAACAACGACGAGAGGCTCTGGTCGAACATCCGAGCCGTTCTCGGAGTGTTCCTCAACCAGTTCTGGCAGGCAGGCGGTCTGCGAGGTACCACTCAAGATGCCGCCTTCTTCGTCAAGTGCGATGCAGAGAACAATCCACCGAACTCCATCGCGAACGGCAACGTGAACATCACCGTGGGTGTCGCGCTGCAGTACCCCGCTGAGTTCATCAACATCAACCTGTCTCAGAAGACGCTGTCCTGAGAGGTAGGGAGTAGCAATGGCGTCCATCAATCAGCGGGCAACGATCACCACTGATCCGGTCAGGAACTTCCGGTTCTTGGTGACCTTCCACCCGCATACGGGAACCGCATCCAAGGAGGATGCTTGGGACCCTAAGCCCACACTAGGCTTCACGTCCGTCTCCGGACTTGCAGTCTCCACCGAGCCCATCCCCTATAGGGAGGGTGGCTACAACACGACTGTTCACCAGATCCCTGGCCAGAGCCAGTTCAGCCCGGTCACTTTCCAGCGTGGAGTGATGATCGGTACGAGCCAGCACTGGAACTGGATGCGGATGCTGTTTGAGACCATCGCTGGTGGTGCTCAGTTCTCATCCAAGCAGTCGTTCCGAGCTGATGTCGAGATCGCTGTTCTGCACCACCCGGTGCCGTACTCCACGGTCTCGTCCACCGGCTATGGCCAGCCTGCTGCTGGCAAGACCTACTCCGAGGTTGAGTCGGTGCAGGCCCAGGACGACCTTGTCGTTATGCGGTTCCTGCTCTACAACGCTTGGCCTCAGTCCGTTGCCTACTCCGACCTCAACAGTGGGGACAACGCTCTGATGGTCGAGCAGATGACCCTGGTGCATGAGGGCCTCAACGTCAAGTGGGGCAAGGTCAACGGCGACAACAGCATCGCTCCGGCACCTAGCTACTGATCCCCAAAATAGGAGAACAACATCGTGAGCATTAGCGCTGCGGAGAACCCGCAACTGGTGAACGACCTGGCAGACAAGTTCGTGAACAGCCCTGCATCTCCTCAGATCGTTGATGTTGAGGAGGACGTAGAGATCGTGATGGACGACATCGACAGCGAAGTGGAACTCCTCGGAGGGGTCGCACTCCCTTCCGGGGAGGTCCTCATGACCGCAGAGGTCAAGGAACTCACGGGTCGTGACGAGGAAGCCATCACCAAGGTGCCGACAGTCGGTCGGATGATGCTGGCGATCCTTGATCGTGGGGTGGTCAGGATCGGTGACACCAAGGCGACTCCTGCTCTTCTGGACAGCCTCCTGACGGGAGACCGTGACCTTCTCCTGCTGCACATCTACGCCAAGACCTTTGGCCGTGAGGCCAACATGTACCTCGTCTGCCCGAGCTGTGCCAGCGAGGTTGAGGTCAAGGTCGATGTGCTAGGACTGGACATCAAGCCTCTGGACAGTCAGCGTGATCGTAGTTTCACGGTGGACTGCAAGGTGGGCCCGGTCCAGGTTGACCTTCCCAACGGTGTGACGCAGAAGGCGCTTCTGACGGCTGAGAACAAGTCGATGTCAGAGTTGGCGACGATCCTGCTCTCTCACACCGTGCGTTCGGTCAACGGTCAGCCAGTGCTGGGGCCGAGCCAGGTGCTCGACCTCTCAGTGTCTGATCGTCGGCTCATCACCGATGCGATCACAGAGAAGGCCCCTGGGCCTGATCTGATGAGTGCCAAGTCTTCCTGCCCCAACTGCGGAGAGACCGTGGAGGCTCCCATCAACTTCGGTGCCCTGTTTCGTTGGTGACAGGAAGAAGTACTACCGGGACCTGATGAAGGTCTGGTCGAGGATTGCTAGTGCCTACCCAGGCTGGAGTCTTGCAGAGATCAAGAGTCTGACTCCCAGAGAGCGAGAGAACTGGGCTCGGGTCACGACTAAGAGGATGGTGAGCAATGGCCGATGACCCGCAGTCTCAGATTCAGTCCATTGATCGTGAGCTGCAGAAGCTCCTGCGTTCTCTTGGCCTCATCCAGACTGAGCTAAAGAAGACCAAGGGTCTTGCCTCAAGCACCACTCAGGCAGTAGTTGCGGCTGCTGGTGGAGGAGGACCAGGAGGAGGAGGTGGAGCCGGCTCGCCTGGTGGTGGTGGCAGCCCAATGATGCCGACCTCGATGGGTCGGTTCTCTGCTGCTCAGCCTGGTCTCATGCAGATGGGCCGTGGCGCAGTCGGCATGGCTCTCGGTCTCGGTGCCGTCACTTGGGCAGCCATCCCCTCCCTCGATGATGCGTTCATTCGTAGGGAGATGCTCTACCAGAGCACCCGCAACACCATGGCTCCCTATGGGTTCGCCACGAACCAGAACATCTCTCGGATGGCGATTGACCAGGCCTTCCGAGGAGCCCGAACCGGAGTGACAGACCCCTACCAGGCGGCAGGCGTCATGGCAGGCATGGGCCTGACCATGAACCGTGGGGCTCAGTGGTACCGGACCATGCAGGAGGCCGCGACCTTCTCTCGCATGGGCCTTGGCAGCAACCCTCAGACTGCGGCTGGTCTGATGGGTCTTCGTGATCCTCGACTCTCCAACGCACTGCTGAGGTCAGGCATCCGCACCACTGACTTCCGGACGGGAGAGGCCAGAGGCATCGACCAGATCGTCAACGACATCTGGCGAAGGTCCTTCGGCAACAAGAAGATCACGCCTGCCCAACTGGAGTACTCCATCGAGGGCGGATGGCTCGGAGCATGGCTGCGGAACAACTTCGGTCACGACCCGATGCTCTACCAAGAGATCGTGGCCCTGCTCTACAAGAAGGCCCAAGGTGCGGACCTTAGCCAGATCACCCGTAACACCCAGACAAGCAGGCGACTGCTCGGCAAGTACGGGGTGACTGAGAAGCTCGCTCCCCATCTGACCGAGGAGAGGCTCTACGGAGCACAGTCTGGAGCCCTCAACGCTACTGCCGAGTCTCTGATGACCGGCTACAGGACTCAGGCCGACCTCATGGTTTCGGTCAACAAGAAGCTGGAGGAGTGGGCTAACGACAATGGTCCCCTCGGTCAGTTCATTGATGCTCTGACAACGAGCAAGGGTTTCCTTGAAGGGTTTGGTCGCAACGCCCAATCTGCTGCAGTAGCCGCAGGAATGCTGGCTACTGCTCTTAGCGGCCTGAACTTTCTCGGGGGTGCAGTCTCCGCTCTGATCGGGGGTCTAACAGGAGGGGGCGTAACCTCACTAGCGACACGCATCCTCGGTGGAGCAAGGTCAACGGCGACTGCGACCACCACCGCAACCACGGCTGCAACCACTACAGCATCAGTGGGTAGCAGGCTAGCGAGCATGGCCGCGACTGGACTTTCCTCTGTGGCTGGCGGTCTCATCCTCTCCAACTCCTGGCAGACCCAGGACATGATGTGGGGAGGACTTCGGAACCCTACTACCGGAGCATGGAACGGGCCCACCGACATCCTGCTGAACAGCATGACCCCTGGTCTCCCTTGGGGATGGACACCGCAAGGTGTCATGGACAGCACGGGCCTCGGATGGATCTCTAACCTTGGCTCAGGGTCAGGACCTAGATCAAGCGTCCGCAACCTGTTCAAGGGTCAGGGAGGACGGGACTCTGTCCAAGCTATCAACTGGGCTCAAGGTCAGGTCGAAGACCCCAACGAGAACTACGACCACCTGTGTGACCACTTCGTGGCCAATGCGTATGGTCTAGCCCACAGTGGGTACAAGTCTGCCATCATTCACTGGAATGCGATCCCTTCCAAGTACAAGCACACTGACGGAGATCCTCCTGCTGGTGCTTTGGTCTTCTGGGAGACCGGAACGTACGGTCACGTTGCTCTGTCCGTTGGCGGAAGGAAGGTTGCCTCCAACGACATCCGTCGTAAGGGCCAGATCGACATCGTTCCCCTGGACGAGATCACCACCAAGTGGCACGCCAAGTACCTCGGATGGTCGGCTCCATACTTCGGGGGCAAGGTCTACAAGATGGCTGGTGGTGGAGTCGGAGACGGTGGAGATGGGGAGTCGTCTGGGAAGAAGGCTCAGCAGAACGAGGCCAAGGCGAGTGGTGTCGCTCCGACCGTCGCCAATGCCAGCGACCCCTCATATTCACTTGCCAGCCGCACACCCGGTGCTGTGCCGAACGTCAACAACCCCTCTTCCTACCCCAAGGTTGGGGCGCTGAGTTCCAGCAGCATCAAGTACCTCATTGGCGGGCAACCTCAGAACGCTTCCAGCACCAGCCCGAGCATCAGCAGTAGTGGGCCGGTTGCGGGTTCCACCAGTCAAGGTCTTGCTGGTGCAGCAGGTATGACCGGAACGGCTAATGCGAGTTCCGAGTCTCCATCCAGCTCCGACAACACCAACGCAGATTGGAACAACAGCAGTCCTACGGGCAGTGGACCTCAATGGCTTGCCAAGTTCC